CCGAGCCCGCGGTCTTCCTCCACGACCATTTCAATTTCCTGACACTGGCCACCCATCCTGGAAATGATACGGCGGACCATGTCATCGCGTGTGATATACTTGGCGTCCATACCCGCAGTTTATAAACTTTCCAGCATGGAACCAATCGAGCTGCTGCGCACCAGCGTATTCAAGACAACGAACAACCCGGAACTGACGGACGCCATCATCCGCATCTTCGAGGCTGCCGGCGACGATACCGAAGTCGCCATGAGGTCCCTCGGGGACCTTGTCGGCTACGAGTTTGCCGAATTCATCATGCAGCTTGCCGACATCGCGTTCGACCGCGAACCCGCGCTCTGCATCGATCCGTCATACAATGATGCAAAGGTTGAAACCGAGGCCCGTCCTAAGCACCCTACCGGATGCTTCGTACAGCCAATCATCGCACAGGGAAATCCGGCAAAGGCCATGCGCGACGAGCGGCAATGGCAGCATATCAGAAAATTCAACCCGCTGTTGGAAAAGGAAATCGTCAAGTTCAGCAACATGAACGATTTCGAGAAACTGATGTACCTCACCACGAAGGAAATGGCCCGGAAATATCCTATTGGAAAGCGCTAGGAAATGACCCCGGCCGTGACCGCCTGCCCGCCATCATCATGCGAACATTCGGGGGAAGGTATCGACAGTGCCGGTGAGTTCAAATTTCGGCGAATAGTCCTTCCACGTCTTGATAAAGTTTGAATTCTTTGAATGGCCGCCGGGCGGCACGGCGACTGGGATGTGCGGGCGTTCAATGGTGGACTTGAAGTCGCCGGTAACGCCTACCGCGAATGCTTCATCGGAAACTCCGACCGAATCGACCCTCAATTGAACCTTTTTGCCCAGGCTTGCCGCGATATATTCTTTCACTTCGGGATGGTCGTCCGGGTTGCCGAATGCCAGGGTGCATCTGTCACACTTGAATTCCCACCCGGGCGGAACAAGCTTGGATATCGTGTCGATGAGAATTTTCTTTGAGGCCACATCAAGGAAAATGCCGAAGTAGACCGCGTGGTCGCCTTCGGGCAATTCCATAAGATGTTCGAGATTGAAATTGTATCGCCATTCGGCGCCATGTTCCTTGGCCCACTGGACCATAACGGAATCGCCGAGATCATGGCCGGCCTTTTCCGACTCAATCCACTTGTGCCGGAGCATCTCTTCCTTCTGAGCAGCCATGATGTCGGTCATCTTCATAGCAATACCTTTTAGGAAATATAGTACGAAAATGCCGCGGTGCCCGTGAACTATCCGTTAAACTGCTGATACTTGTACAGAATGTCGGTAATTTTCTCATCAAAATCAGCAAAAATGTTCTTCAACCCTTCCGGGAACTTGTCGTTCTTGGACACGGCATCGGCCATGCGGGACTGGAGTTCCTTGAGCTTGGCAATGACGGTCCCGTCATCGACTTTCACGTCGGCAGCCGGCTTTCCGGTAAGGGAAACATAGGTTTCGGCCAGCTTGTCGCCGGTGTCGCGGCAAAGGTCGTATGCTTCTTCGAGGAGAGTGTGCTTGTTCATCTTGTCCACTCCCCAGTGCATCCTGTTGAGACCGTTCGATTCATCGAGCAGCCAGTTGGCGAGCTCGCTCACGGTAGAGAAGGATTCACCCTTTCCATCGGCAGCTTCCATACGGGCAACCATGAGGGCGACACGCTTTGCAACCATTGGATCGCCCGTAATCTTGGTGGCCGCTTCGGTAAGGATTTTTTTACTAACGGAATTCATAGTGAACCTCTTTTATACATCGGCAGTTTATATCGGTGGCTTACCGGAATCTGCGCCGATCGTTGTGATTGAAGAAAACGATCCCGGCAATGGCCACCGCCACGATGATTAAGCTTGCGGGCGTCACGCTTCCACCGCCGGAGCTTCGGCAGGCTGTTCGCTTTCCTGGTTCACCGCCTTTGCCTTGCGCTTGCGCTTCGGGCGGACCGCGATGGCAACCTGGCCACCCAGTTCTTCACCGACGGAAATTCCGTTCACGCCGGCCGGCGCCTGGGCAGCTTCGACCACGAGGTCTTCGCTTGCGGGAACATTTGGGGCGAAGATCGGTTCGGCGGGCTTTTCTTCGGCCGACACGGTCGCCGGAGGGGCCATGAACAATTCCTGCCCGGCAAGTTCCTTGTCCAGCTTGGCAAGGAACGTCTTGTACCGCTCGCGGATAGAATCGATGACGGCCTTCTGGTCTGCAGAAAGGACCGGGCTCAATCCCGACGTGGCAGCCTTCTGTGCGGCGACGGTGATGCGCTGGCGCTCGACCAATTCAGCCACGCTTGCCGCCCTTGCCTGTATAGCCGGAGACTGCGGTACGATAACCTTGCGGGTGGCGTTCACGGTAGCCTGTTGCGCCTTTATCAGATCCTGGACAGAATTAGGCGCCTGCTTGGCTACCGGCTTTCTCACCAGAGGCGTCTGGTGCTTGCATGTTGCTTTGGCCGCCCTCTGCTGGGCAGCGAGAATTTCTTGGATGCTCATTCCCATTTTAGTGTCTTCCTTTTTGTAGTAAAATTAGTTCCCTATGGCCTCATGCTTCGCATAATGTCCAGCGTGCCGTTGGTGTCAACCGTCGGCTGCCCCTCGGGCACCTGTGGCGCCTCCGGTGCCGGAGTAGGCGCCATCCATGAATCCCATCCGCCATTTTGTGCCGGAGCAGCCCCCGGTTGCATTGGAGGCTGCGCCGGAGCCGGCGCAAGCCAGTCATCCCACCCGGCAGCCTGCCCGCCCTGAGAAGATGGGACGTTTCCGGAAATCGACCACGGGTCATATTCCGGCGGCACACCGCCTGGACCTGCAGCCGAGCCCACATATCCGGACGGGCGACCCCAAGGGTCAATCGGCTTCTTCACGTTATCATCCTGGGACGGCTTCCGATACGGATTGCCGTTGTCCGGGAGTTCAAGGTCCTGCATGGACACGTAGCGCCACGGGACAAAAGTGCGCGTGCCATCGCGGGCAACGTATTCATCCGGGCTTTCCTTTCGGATAGTCCTCATCATCCCGCCTTCGGGCGGTTTCCCGTCATAAGTCCGGTCTTCGATGAACGCGCGCTCACGTTCAGCCGCGCTCATCTTCCTCGGGGCAGGAGTTGGCGTACTTGGTTTGGGGGAATGCGCCCGTTGTAGTCTGGCCTGCTTGTCGGCCTCGCACTTCCTGCGCTGCTGCTCGATTATCTCGGTGATCGTCATTGCTCGACCTCCACGGTCTTCAATGCGACCATCGTATCGTTGAGGTTGGTCTTCACGCCGAAGATGCCCCGCTTGCCATGGTCATACAGCACGAAGTAGAACGAATAGATCATCTGGTTGTCGAACTCAAATGTTTCCGTTTCGAACGTCCGGCTCTGGGTCATGGTGTGGTATGTGAAATACAGCTTGCTGTCCATCACGCCCCAGTCGAACCATACGCTCTCGGCCGGTATCACCGTGCCGTCTTCAAGGGTCACGTCGTCCGGGTTGTAAAGGTACTGGAACAGCGTGTCTCCCGGAACGCTCTCATGGAACTGCAATGTCGCCTTGAAGGTGTACGGACTCTCGACCGTGCCTTCCTTGTTATCGCCGAACCAGTTCAAAATCTGGCTCCAGTCCTTGGCCCTGGCATCCTCGTCGAACTCGTACCCACCGTCAGTGTTCGTACCGTTACCCGGAGGAAGGCCCGGAATGAACTTCCTGGTGTCGTCGTTTACTGCTACGAAATCCCTGCCCAGGCCACTCATGTCCTCCGCCTTCCTGCTGTCCTCATCGAATGTCAGGTGGATAAGGTCAAACGAAGGAACTTCTGCCGGACGTTCGATGTCATCGACGATGACCTGTTCCCAGTCGTAGATCGGGATGCGGTCCCCGTCGGCATCGAGGACGTATTCGCCGTTCTCGTCCCTCTGGTAGCCCTTCAAGATTGGGTTGGTGCCGATGTTGCTGCCGGTAGTGTCAACGCCGCTAATCTCGTTGTAGGTGAGCATGGCATACCTGATGGTCTCGTCCGCCCAGTATTCCTCGCCGTCGACCTCGCCGCGACGGACAAGTGTCTTGGCAAATGTCTTCAACAGCGAGTACCCTTCCCTGATGGACGGTTCCACGGTTTCCCATGCGCGGCGCTTCTGCTTGGCAATCTCGTCCGGGTACACCAGGATCTGCTCGACATCGTTGTACTGCTTGTTCACGATGAAGTTCATCTCGGCATAGCGGATTTCCGCCGGGAGCGCATACGGCTTGTGCATCAGGCCGTGGGCTTCAAGCTGGTATGTAGTCTTGTACTGCTGGAACTTTGAACCGCTGTTGTCGGTCTCGTCCTCGAGACTGTCACTTACGCCGGCCAGGAAGATGGGCACCGGCTGCTCAATCTCGGGCGCAAAGTCAAATTCCTTCAGGCGGACCGTTCTGTAATCGTTGAAGTACGGCTCGATGTTTTCCTTCAGCTGGGCGAAGTCGGAGAAATTGTTGGACAGAACGGTGAGCTCGAACCTGAACACGGTAGGCTTCGGCTGGATGTCCCTAATCCAGAAGTCGTTGCGCCTGGAATAGATTTCCCTCGCGTATGTCGGCTGGACCAGGTTGCTGTCGTCTTTCGATGTACCGA